GAAACTCCAATCCTTTCCTCTGCTTCAAAGCAGAAAGCATCGGCTACATTCGTAGAGTGGACAGTAGACGCATTAGCTACTCCATCAACAGCTGGTATCCGTGAAGGTGCTGACGTAGGTACATTCACAGACCAGTTCGCTGGACGTGCTCGTCTTGGTAACTACGTACAGAAGTTCCGCCGCGACTACCAAGTATCAGACCTACAAGAAGCAGTTGATTCAGTCGGACCAGCTAAAATTGCTCAAGCAGAAGCTAAAGCAATTCGTGAGCTTAAACGCGACATCGAAGCAACTCTTGCTGGTACTCAAGATCGTGCTGCTGAAAACGGTTCTGACACAGCTTACGCCCTTCGTGGTTTAGGTGACTGGTTAGACTCAGCTGGACCTTCAGACGTTCCAGCCGGTTTCCGTACACCAGCTGACAGCATCTACACAGTTGCAGAAGCTGGATCTACAGCATTCGGTGAATCTCAGTTAAATGACATCATCGCTTCTATCTTCAAAGAAACTGGTACAGTTAATGACCTTATGTTGGTTGCTGACACTAAATTACGCCGCGTAATCAGTGATTTCGCTCGTGTAACTGCTTCAGCTACAAACAATGTTCGTTCTGTAAACTATGACGGTGGAGCTGGTGAAATCAAACTTACTGTTGATTTATACCAATCAGACCACGGTATCGTTTCTATCGTAAACGGTAACCCAGATTGTATGCCAGACTTCGGTTCATCTGCTGGTGAAGCTGGATACTTAATCAACCCAGAATACGTTGGTATTCACGAGTTAATCCCAATGGGATCAACACGTCTACCTAACCAAGGTGGTGGTGAGCGTGGCTACGTGGATTGTGCTCTTACATTAGGAGTATATCACCCACAAGCACACGGTGTTATCCAAGGAACTGCTTAATCCTTACATTCGGTACGGGGGCGTTAGCCCCCTACCTTTTCTTTTAATCTTTAATAATATCTTAATATGGCACAATTAAATACTGGAAACCTCGGAGGAGGAATTACACATACATTTGAATTTGATTACAACGATCTGCAAACAGATGGTTTTCTAGGTACAAGCGGAGCACTGACTGGTTCTTCAGTTAATCCATCACAAACATTTGGAGCTAATAATCAAAAGATTATAGGTAGAGTACCAATTGGAGGAAAAGTTTTAAACTTCGGAATAGTAACAGTTGAAGCAACTGCTGGTGCAAGTGACTTAGAATTTTACTGTGATTTGCAAGCTGAAAATGTTGCAAGTTTAAGTAACATTACTGACACTACTGCAAATTTAGTAACCAACACAGAATTTGACAATAGAACAGCTGGGTATTCTTTAGCAAATAACGGAAATGCTTATACTCAAAATTTAGATGTATTCTTAACTGGTTCTGATACTGGATTAGATGGACTAACTGGTGGAACAGATGCAGAAAATGGAGCAGCTGCCGCATTGGCTCTTTATAATAACAGAGGAAGAAAGGTTATTGAAAGAACTCCTTTTGGTACTTATAATCCAGCTAATGTTATAGCTCAAACTATTTACTTTCAAATTAATGGAACTGTGGCTAATTTAACAGCTGGAAAATGGCTTATATATATGCAAATAATGGATCCTATTTCATTAATTAACGGCAAAAAACCAGACGCTTTAGCATAATGGATATTATTACCGATCTACCCAAGAACTTTACGGATGATGAAATCAACTCTGCATTTATGCAAGAGATTAAAAATGGTTTCAAGCTTGAACGTGAAACAGAACACGAGAGAGTTGCAGCTGCCGCTAAACAAGCAGCTCACCTTAAGGGAACCACTCATCCGGTTCTGGGTAAACCGGTAGCCACTATGCCGGCTCGTGAGTTCTTTAGACTTACAAATAAGTACGGACATAAAGAGGTGCACTCCAAAGAATTTTTAAAGCACTACAATAAAACATTTGCAGAACTTTCACCTAATAAAATATAAATAACCTAACTAAATATGGCAACGTATCCAACAGAATCATATACAAATCTCAAAGAGAGATTCAAATCAATAGCGGGCTTGCAATCGTTGGAGACAACCGATGAAGCCTTTTTCAGACAAGCAATTAACAGACGATTCAGAACAGCATATCAGCGTTATCCTTGGTATGAATTTACTGTTATCGGAGAAACAGAAGGTATGGTATCAGCAGATGGTAATCAAATTATTACTTACGGATCAAATAAAGATTTAGCAAATAATGCTGATACTGTTTTTCGCATACACAAAACTAATCCAACTACTACACTATATCCGGAAGAATATACTTTTGTTAGTATGATAGCTGATAGCACTAATCCACACGCTGGTGATATTGCTGTTAAGATATTACATCCAACTACCTTAGATGGAGTAGATGTTTTTATTACTTACCGTAAAGACGTAGAAGACGTAGTAAAAGATGGTTCCGGTACAACTGGATTATTCGGAAATGAATCCGGAGACAATTCAAATATCCCATTTAGATTCTTTGAATATATGGCATTCGGTGCTTACGCAGACTTCTTACGTGGAGATGGTCAAACACAAAAAGCCCAAGTGGAAGACCAAAACGCTGAGATGATCTTACGTCAAGAGATTGATATTGTACGTAATCAAAGCCGTCAGTTCCGTCAC